AATCCGCGATAAGGAGTTTCGCTGTGTAATTCTGAGGCGCTACGAGCCAGAATTAAAGCGACCGGGCGGATTAATCGATGAATCTAAGCAAGTTTATACACACTTTACCAAAGTTCCTTATAAGACGCAAGCTAAAGTGTGGCAGTTTCCTTCGGGCGCAGAGATTTCATTCAGTGCTATCTCGTGTGATGACGACTTAGGTTCGTGGCAAGGTTCCCAGCTTACCCGTATTATGGTCGATGAGGCTGGTGACAAGTGGACTGAAAAGCAGGTGTTGTTCCTCCAGTCACGTATGCGTACGGCAGGATCGAAGATTCACCCACAACTGATTCTCACCTGCAACCCGGATATTAATTCGTTCCTAAAGGGCTGGGTAGATTTCTGCCTTGACCCTGATACGGGCGTACCTGTCGAGGGCACGGAGAACCGTATTCGCTGGTTCTGTGTCGAAGATAACAAGGCCAAATGGGCGGATAGCCCTGAAGAGTGCTACGAGCTTTATGGTAAACCGAAGAACCTGATTTACGCACACAGGATGACAGAGGCGCAGATGAATGCGCTCACATCCGAGGAAAAAACTCGACTGTTCATGCCTAAGAGTTTTCGGTTTGTACCGACTAATGTGTTTGATAATCCGTACCTCCTTCCACCGAAGAACAATAGCTACCTGCCTTCCCTTCTATCACAACCTTACGTTAACCAGCTAAAGTACCTCCACGGCTCATGGACAGCCCGCGAAGAAGGTTCCTCCTACTTCAACCGGGTGTGGACGCCAATCGTAGAGCTTCCCCCTCCAATCGCTACCCGCTGCCGCGCGTGGGACTTTGCTTCCGAAGAGAAGACGAAGACGAACAATCCCGACTGGACTGCTGGTGTGAAAATGAGTAGGGATAAGTTTGGCATCTACTACATCGAAGATGTTATTCGTATCCAGTCCACCACGGACAAGGTGCTCAAGCAGGTTGCCCAAACGGCTCACGATGACGGCACAGCCGAATGTAGTGTAGTAATACCTCTGGACCCTGCCGCAGCAGGCAAGACAGCAGCGTTCTTTTACCGTACCACTCTCGCAGAAAACGGCGTACCTGTAAAGATGGCCCCTACCACCGCTGGCAAAGGTAAGCTGACACGCTTCCTCCCGTTCTGCTCTATGGCTGAGGCGGGCGCTGTGCGTGTTGTGCGCGGAGACTGGAATGACGCATTCTTCCAAGAGCTTGAGTCTTTCTCAGGCGACTTAAAGGTGCAGAAAACGCAGAAGGATGACCAAGTTGACGCATGCGCCGACGCTTTCACTTCACTGGCTAAGCAGGTGGTTATGCCAACTATTTCTATCCCTACGCTCTCGCAACCCTCAGTGGTTCCGAGAAGTTAAATAACACGCATAAAATAGTTCTTGACAGAAACCATCTGTCATGCTATAATGTGAACATTAATTAAGGAGTCGCTTACATGGCTGATAATAAGACGCCGGAAGGCGCTTCTGCGGCCCTCTCGCAAGACGAGGGCACTACAATCCCCCGCATCAAGCTCAACGAGCAAGGCTTCCTAGGACTCCGCACGATTAACGGGCGCATTCTGGACGAGGCCAATCAAGCATTCCTCTACCCAAACTTCATCAAAACTGTACAAGAAATCCGCCACAACCCCACGGTTGGTAGCGCCATGCAAGTGTACCGTATGATGGTTAGCCGCGTCAACTGGCGTGTTGTACCGCACAAGGACGCAACACCTGTCGAGAAAGAGCGTGCCCGCATCATCGGCACAATGATGCACGACATGGAGGGTAGCTGGAAGGGGTTCATAGAAGAGGTTGTCCCCTATCTTGAGTATGGTTTTGGTGTACATGAGAAAGTTTTCCGCCGGCGTCTGAAGAAGAATGGCAGCGCCTATCAAGACGGTCTGGTTGGCCTTCGCAAGATTGCACCCCGCAACCAAGAGACTATCGAAAAATGGATTTTCTCGGATAACGGCGCAGACCTGTTGGGCGTTCAGCAGAATATCAGTAACGTAGAGAACTCTTACCGATTCCAGAATGTAAAGAATGAAAACGGCCTGATTCCTATCGACCGTGAGAAGTTCTTGCTGTTCACCGCATCTGCTAATCGAGGCAACCCGCAGGGCAATAGTATGTATAAAAACATCTATATGTCCTACAAGATTTTGACGATCCTTCAGGAGCAGGAGCTTATTGCTCTTTCCAAGGACGTGCAAGGCATTCTGAAAATTGAATTACCGCCGCAATACCTCGCACAAGATGCGAGTCCATCTGATAAAGCCGTGGCTACTGCATTCCAAGAAATCATTGATAACTACAACCGTGGCGAACAGCGCGGCTTGCTTGTGCCAATGATGTACGACGACAGCAAAAACCCACTCTTCAAATACGATTTGATGGAGGCACGCGGAACAGCCAAGTATGATCTTGAAGCCATTATCAAACGCCTCCAGACGGATATCCTCAGCGCATTAAACGTTGACATCTTGCAACTTGGCAATGGCGGCACAGGCTCTTTTAGTCTTGCAGACGCTAAAACTTCTGTGCTGGCAATGGCTATCGACTACAGGCTTCGTGAAATCCAAGCCGTACTAAACGACGATTTAATGAAAAATCTGCATTCGTTGAACGGCTGGTCACAAGAGCGCATGCCACAGTTTGTGTACGAAGATGTAGAAGATATTGATATGACCTCCATGGGAAAATTCATCCAGCAATGCTTTAGCGTGGGTGCAATTGAGGCCGACCGCCCAGTTATGAATCGTGTCCGCAGCTTCTTTGGTGTCGAACCATTACCGGACGATGCGGAGGTAGACAAAGACAAACTCCCGCCTAACATGACAGGTAAAGAAAGTATGTCTGGCGAGGGGTTAAAAACCGCAGGGGATGGAACTAGAAAATCCCCTATGGGTGCCAAAGATGCCTCGGCAGCTAATGCAAACAATAAATAAGGAGTGTCCTAATGGCACATGAACTACAGCGCCTAGCGGCCTCTGCGTGGGGTGTCCCTCACCTCATCACTCAGGATGCATTGTCTCCCATCCTTGAATATCTGTCAAGCCGTAATAATGGTGTTTCGCCAGTGTTCGCAGTCGTACAAGACTCCAAGCACGCCCCTAAGAAGGCTGAAAAGATTGGTGGCGTAGGTGAGATTTTGATCGACGGCGCTTTAACCGCGAAGCCAATTAAAGCTGAGTGTGCACCAGAGGGAGTTAGCTACGCCAGCATCCTCAGCGAAGCTCGTGAGCTTATCAAGATGGGTGTTGACACTATTGTGCTCACGCATTCGTCGCCCGGTGGAGAGGCCATGCATGCGTTCAGTTGTGCAGCCACACTAAGGTCGATGGCTGATGAAGCTGGTGTAGAGCTTATCTCCTACGTTGACACTTATAGCGCTAGTGCAAGCTACCTTATCGCATGTGTTGCAGATATGGTTGTTATGCACCCTGAAGCTAAAGTTGGCTCCATCGGATGTGTGTGCGCGGTTGCGGACTCCAGCAAAGCACTTGATATGGCAGGCGTAAAAATTCATTACATCGCCAGTACTCCCGGCAAGACCCCCTTCAAAAATGATGGAAGCTTTTCCGATAAGTTCCTCGAAGATATGCAAGCAGACGTTACGCGTTTAGGTAATAAGTTTGCTGCGCACGTTCAATCACACACCGGCATCTCTCTTCAGGAAATTGCAGAGATGGATGCTCAAATGTTCCACGCAGATGAAGCCCTGCAAAACGGCCTAGCCAACGCAGTTATGGATCACACCGAATTTGCCAACTGGTTGGCTGACAAGAAGGGAAAGAAAAATGCTTAAAGAATATCTGAAAAAGGTTTTTAACCCAGCCTCGGCTGAACATCAAGAGGAAGTCACACAAATGACTGAACAACTAGAGCAGACCACCCCGGCTGCTGATAACACGGCAGTAGCGGAGATGGTGGCGCAGTTGGCCTCCCAAACCGAACAACTCACCACCCTGCAAGCCTCCTTCGCAGAACTCACCACCAAGTACGCCGAAGCAGAAGCCGCACTCGCAGCCTCCGCAGAAGCCCAAGCCGCCCTGCAAGCAGCCGCTGCCGCTAAAGTGCAAGCCACTCGCGCAGAGCAACTCACCGCAATTATGGGTGACGTGAAAGGCCCAACCACTGCTGCTTCGCTGGCTGCTCTGGACGACGCTGCATTTGACGTGGTGCTGGCTAGTTATACCCAGAATTACGAAGCTGAAGAGAAATCGGAAGCTTTCACAGAAAAAGGTGTCGCGGCAGATGCAGCACCTGTAGTAGAAGCAGATGTAGCACAACGTTTGGCAGCTAGTTTTGCCGCGCAATTCAAATCTTAATTAAGGAAATAAAATGCCTGTTATCGCCACAGAAACTATGCATTACTCGAACCTCGTCAAGCGTGAAGATGGCGCTGAGTGGGGCCAGTGCAAGAAGATGGTCACCGTCAACGGTCCAGCAGCTACCCTGCCAATCGGCACCGTGCTGGGTCAAGTCACCGCCACCGGCAAATACAAAGTTGTCGAAGCAACCGCTGCTGACGGCTCGCAAGTCGCTTCGGCTGTCATCGTTGGTAACGCCATGGGCCAGCCTTCGAGCACCGTGATGGCTAACGCTACGGACACCAAGTTCCTCGTGCTGTATCGCGGTATCTGCGCTGTTGCTGACACTGCCCTGTCGTTCGGCGCTTCGGTTGACACTGACCCAGAAAAGCAAACCGCATACGCTCAACTGGCAGCAGTTGGCATCGACGTTCTGACCGCTATCTAATTCAAGGAAATAATAATGCTTATCCGCAGCCCAATTAACAACTTCGACACCGTTGATCTGACATCGGCAGTTCGTAACCTCCCAATCCAATACGGTACGTTCAACCAGATGGGCATCTTCTCGGAAGAGTCGGTCGCTGGCGACACCGTGATGTTTGAAGAAACCACCGTGGACGGCGCTCTGATCGTTGACCGCGTTCGTGGCGAAAAGAATCTGGTTAGCAAAGACGGCACCCGCAAGCTGCACACCTTTGCAATTCCACACTTCCCGCTGGACGATCATATCTCGCCTAAAGACCTCGTTGCTAAGTCGGCCTACGACAACTTCAACGAAGTTGAGCAACTGGATGCTGTTCGTCAGCGTAAGCTGATCCGTATCCGTCAGAACCACGACTGGACGCTGAACAAAGCACGTGCACAAGCACTGTTCTCGGCTACTGCCTACGCGCCAAACGGCACTGTCGTTCAGGACTGGAACTCGGAATTCGGCGTCACCCGCGTTGCTGTGGACATGGCTCTGGGTACCGCTGGCACTGAAGTTCTGGCTAAGATCGAAGATATCATCGTCGCTATCCAGAACGGCATGGGCGGCAATGGTGTGTTCACTGGCATCGTCATCCCTTGCGATACCGCATTCTTCAATAAACTGATTACGCACGGTTCGGTGAAAGCTGCCTATGCTAACGCAGTCGCTATGAATGCTGGTAATGACCCGATGCGCGGTCGTCTGTCGGATGGCGGCACCCCGCTGCAACTGGGCCGCGAGTTCTACTTTGGAGGTGTGACCTTCCGCGAAGTGCGCGACAACTACAACGGTACGAAGATCGTCACCGCTAACGAAGGTGTTGCAGTGCCTACCGGTTCGGACATGTTCAAGACCTACTTTGCACCAGCAGAGCGCTTCGGTCTGGTGAACACCCAAGGCGAAAAAATGTACGCATTCGAGACTGCTGCTGCTAACGGCACCAAGATCGACATCGAGACAGAGAGCAACTTCATCAACGCCCTGCTGCGTCCTCAGTCGGTCGTTCGCGTCTACAGCACGAACTAATCTGAAAAGATTTGCCGGATAACCACCGGCCTACACGCCCTCCTCACGGAGGGCTGTTCTTTTAAGTGCTTTCCTTAAGGCCCTTAAAACAACATAGGAGTAATAATGATTCTTGATCCCACCTCTGACATCGGAAAAATCCGCCTACGAATCGCCGACTATAGTGATTTGCCCCTGCTCAGTGATTCGGTCATCGTATCTACTTTAGCAGACTGTAACGGCAACCTCCCTAAAGCCGCCAAAATTTGTGCCACGTACGTGCTAGGCATGCTTGCACACAAGACACATCGTCGCATGGCAACTCTGGAAATTTGGGGAAACGAAGCGTATCAGTCGTACCGAGACTACCTCCTACTCACTGTGACGCGGCCTGAATTCATGGATTTGTCCCCCATTCCGTACAGTGCGAATGCGGAGTCTAATCCACTACTCGATTTTCAGAAGTCGTGGAATCAGAACTTTGTAAATGGTAGTGAGCAACAACAGAATAACCACCTTGCTGCACTCAGCCCTAACGATGGCTCCAAGTATGGCCCCTTCGGAGGCTTCTAATGTCTAGCGATTTCCACCGCATGATTGCGGAGTTTATGCGAGAAGACGGCTTCGACGCTACCTTCCACAAGCAACTCCCAGCCGTCTCCAACGATGACGACGGCACAGTTTTCTCCGACACTACCCAATACCCTATCCGCGCTGTCAAGATGGACGTATTCGGAAACATGGCAGGTAATCGCACGAAGCTCGGCACGCTTATCCAAGAAGCCGACCAAGTGTTATATGTGCAGCCTAGGCAGGAGTCAGATGGCTTTTCTCTGATGGATGCCGATACCGCAGCAGACCGAGTAGAGATTAAAGGGAAGCTCTGGAAGATACTCGCACTCAAGGAGTACGACCCGAGCGCTTCGGATTGCGTGCTTTACGAGATGTATATCAAGCGTTAATCCTAGAGAATTATATAAGCAAGAGTAGCCCTCATGGGTTTCATCAGCAGAATCACGACCTAAAGGCACAAAATGGCATTGGATTTAAATTTCGACGGCACTCCGGTATTTGTCGCCGGTGATTACGGTAAGGCACTGCGTGCATCGGTTGGCACCATTCAGGGCAATCCCTTCGCCGGTCAAACACAAGTTACAATTGAGTGGACCGGACGTGCTGGCGACACAACCAGCGAACAGTATATTTACGGCGGCGTAGGCAGCGCCACCTTGCGCATCTCTAGTGAGGGCAAGGCGGAGGCAACTATCTATGTTCCGGGCACACACGTCTTTACAAGTAACGTCCTGATTGATGACACTAACCGCCACACCCTCGCACTGACACTCGACACAGTTGCGGGTGCTGGGTTCTGGGTGGATGGTGTGTTGGTTGATAGCAGGGCCGGTAGCCTAACCTTTACTGACAATCCAGTATCGATTGGCAACCAGTACGGATATGGTGGGAACTTCCAAGGCGACACTGACGAATTCGCCATTACATCTGGCATTAAATACACCAGTACATACACGCCGGGGCCAGTGCTGAACAATCAGGCGAATCTGATTGCAGTTTACCATTTTCAGGATAACGGACTCAATAGCGCCGGATTGGCGCAGGGCGACAGCATTCCTCCAACAGCATCGTCTGCTGCTGTTGCTAATGGTACGCCATCGGTTGTAGCTATAACGATGTCTGAAGCGATGGACGCTGCTTTCACGCCAGCGGCCTCGACCTTCACCGTGAGTGGACATACTGTAACGAGCGTTTCCATTTCCGGCTCAGTTGTCAATCTGACGTGCTCCAGCGCCTTCGTCTACAGCGAAGCTGCGCGTACCGTGTCCTATACGCAAAATGGCACCAACAACCTGCGCGATGTTGCAGGTAACCCGCTCGCGAACTTCTCCAGCCTAGCTATCACGAATAACGTTTCGGCTGCTGGCGATACCACACCACCGTCCTTTGTCAGTGCTCAGGTTACGAATTCTCAGCCAGCAGTTATTCTGCTGACGATGAGTGAAACGCTGGCAGCGAGTGTACCTCCGAACAGCGCGTTTACCGCATCGGGTGGGCGCACTGTCACAGGCGTAAGCGTTACTGGCTCCGTTGTGTCGATTACTGTCAACACGCCATATGTGTTCGGTGACACGATTACGATTGCATACACACAGCCGGGTACTAATCCGCGCTTGCAGGATGCTGCGACAACACCAAACCTGACAGCCACCTTTGGTGCGCAGTCTGTGACAAATAACGTGGCCTTTGTGCCCGCTGCCCTGTCACGTTTTAATGGCTCGCTTGGAAGTGTGCTGGATGTATGCAACACAAAAGAAGACTGGTGCACAGCGTTCATCAACGCTTTGGGCAGCAACCGCCGCCTAACCTGTTCCCGCAATGGCTCGGTATTCCTTGACATCGCCCTGACTGGCGCAGTGACGAAAGTGGGCGGCAACATTGCCAGCTTCGGTAAAACTTCAACAGCATCGTCGCAGCTTGCGGCGGACCTCTCGACAGGTACGTGCACGCTGCGTATTGAGGGTAACGGCAATTACGTGCAAGGTACGCTGGGTCTGGCTGGATCGAACACTGATTTTCAAATGGATGCAAGCCCTACAACGGGCGTCGTGACAGGCTTTGCGCTGGTGAATATGGGGCTGAAGGCACCTGTTGCGCTGAGTTCTGGTACAGGTTATCTGGCACCGACGTTGACAGCTAATGCGCCAGCCACCATTGAAATCGAGGACTGGACTTCCGGCGCAAAAGGCGCGGTACTGAGCACGCCTATTGACGCACAGCGGCTGAATTGGGTCTTTGACCATCCTTACGTTGCCGCTGGGATGGGCGACGTGGCTATTTTCCAAACCTCGACCCCGATTGTCTTTGGCGGCTTCGAGTTCGGTGCCACATTGTTTGCCATGTCGGGACAAGCCAATTCGCAAGGCAGCGAGCCGGTGTATCAGGTGCTGATCGGGTGGAAACCAACATCGGCAAACTGGAACAACTATCCATTCTTCGACGGCTACGTGGAAGGATCGACCGACACCTTTGCACCGCCATTCAAGGCAGTGATCCGCAAGGCCAACGGGGCGATTCTCAAGACGCATGAGATGCGCGATGGTTTGCCGATCAACAGTGATTTGCTGCACGACAATCATCTGTCGCAGACTACCCCTGACGACCAATACAACAACGCCGACGCATATGCTTTCCCGATTCGTCCGCATATGCACTGTGCAGGGATGCTGCCTTGGCAGTCTGCTCGGCCAAAGATGAACCCAAACCTCAAGAACGTGATGCCGGGGTTCTCGCTGTCCTCGTTGCGTCCGAAGGTTTCGCGCACCCACTTCACGACAAACCAGACGCTGCCCATGTTCAATGGCCGCGACAGCATCAACGGCGTTTCCAACTTCTATACGTCGCCCAAATGGGCTGCTGCACTTGGCAACCCAGCGAACTTCGAGCCTAATAACGACCCGTACACCTACGACATGACGGCCAATCCGCTTGTCAATTTGACGGGGTGGGGCTACGAGCCGGGATCGTTCGGTATTCAAGATACGTTGACAGCACCGGGCGGAAGCCGCCACGACCGCATACCTGTACCGACCCCACTGGCGGTTCGCTTTACCAAGGCGGACTATGTGCGCCCGCGCGACGGTGCAACGATTGAAGAAATGGCGGATGCGTGGAATTTGAATATGTTCAATTTCCCGATGCACTTTATCCGCAATGCTGCCACCTTTGAAACGCTCTCCCTGCAAATTGTGGATCAGGGCGGACTAGCTACCTCAAAAGGTTATTACAATGAGCTGGCCTATTACGGATCGCCTGCCACTTCCGTACCTCAGTTTGCGAACGGCCAAAACTTCACGAACCAGCATTACAAGGCGTACAAGGGAGCTTTTGTCGATAAAAATTCGCGCTTGCCTTATGGCGGCTGCGCCTTTGACATTCTGCACAACTACAACAACCCTGCGTGGACTGCGTTTGCCTACAACAGCCCAATGCATGCTTATGCAGCATTGCTACGTCAGGTTATGTCGCACATGCTGCACCCATCGAACAACGGCTCGAACAGCCCGGCTGGTGCCCAACACCCGTTCAACGGCCAATTATATGGTTCGTCGTTCCTGATCCGCGATCAGGGCTGGTCACTGATGAACCTATCGCTTTCTTACTTGCTTGGAAGTAGCCATCCACAATTTGGCATTCTTACCCAAATGACGGTGGACAGGATCGTGCGCGAGTGGGAAGCCATTTACGACTACGCCTATGTGCCGACGATGGTGGAACAGCGCACCACGATCTATTACAAGACGCTGCGCAACCTCGGAATTCCACTCGGATCGGATGGCTCGTTCAGTTCTTGGCACGCCGATAGCCGCAGTGCGCTGTCGTACTACCTTACCAGCGACTTCCTGCTGCTGCGGCAGACTGGTCTGCTGGACATCATCTTGAACAAGTCGGAGAAGTGCAAACAAGCGTTTCTGTTCATGATTCGATGTCTGGATTTGGGGGCTGTTGACTATATTCTCGATACTGATGGGCGCGAAGAACCACTAGACGGATTCAACGTAACCAAAGGGCCGAATGTCCAGAATGCAAATGGCTACGATTCTTGGGCTGACTGGGCTGTAAGTAATCCGAAAGGCCACCCCGATCAGGATTGGATTACGGCTATCGACGGTCGGAAGCGCCCGCTTTGGGGTTATCCATGGGATCAGGATATCGCACAACACATGCGCTACCAATATGTGTGCTTCCGCCGCGACTACCTGCCAGAAGTGCCGTGCGAGCGCACCAACGGCATCGCGCTCGCCATTGCCAAATACAAGGGCTGGTACGACTACGTGGCAGCGGCAGCGGATGCGGGTGGGCAGGACTGGACATGGCTGTTCCCCGGCTTGACACCGATCAATCTGCCCGAAACGCTGGCTCCTCTCACCGCTCTCGCCTAAAGGATTTTAATGACTACGCAAATTACAAAAACCTTTGGTGCTAGCGGGGATTATACAACCTTTGCTCAACTTAAGGCATACATCGGCAGTCTTGACTTGATAGCGCTCGACCAGAACGTTATCATCCGCATGTCAGGGGAAATGGTTTGGCCTGATGGGCAATCAATGGCACCGTTGACAGCAGACGATAACCGCAGGGTTTCGCTAATGCCAGCGGTGGGGGAGGGAGTGAATGACCTGTTCCGCACTACGCTGGACAAAGGGAACAGCGGCGCTTCGATCCGTTTCCAGAGACTTGGAAGCGGAACACGACCGAAAGGCGGGCTGTGCATCTACGGCATGCGTTGGATTTTCGACAGCGACAGTAGCGGGAATGCGGCGTTCCTTGCTACTGGCCCCCTCACGGGCGCTACCGCGTACGACAGTATCTATGCCTTCAACCGCATTTATATCAATTGTACTAACGGTGGTGAGATTATCAGACTCGATGGCACGAACGACGTTTTCCGTTCGCTCTGGTTGTCCAATCTGATTGTTGTTGATGGCCCCGGTAATGTGAAAGTGTTTGGGCCAATCGGCGCGCAGAAATTCTACGGCAACACGTTTGTCGCCATTAACGGCGCTGTAGATAACTGCACGGGTATTGGCATCTATGCGTATGCAGTGAACAGCAATTCGTTCACCAATTTCGCTATGCCTTTCGATACCAATCCGTACTACGACCGTATCGGGAGTAACTTCTGCAACAAGACGCCAACGGGCGGTTACACCGGCCCCGCTCTAACCGTCGTCACGGGAGCTAACTCGCTGCTGGTCAATGACGCCACCGACTACCGGCCAAAGGCAGCAGGCCCGCTAATTGGTACAGCAGGCGTTGAGTTGCGGTCTAGTTCTGACATTCTGGGGAATAACCGAGGCTTAACGCCTGATGCAGGAGCATGGCAGCTTGTAGCAGCAACCCCAACGCCCACTGGTAAAATCACCAGCACAGTGATTTCCGGGCAAACGGTTACTGTTAGTGGTACAACGACTAATAGCCCGTCATCTGCCGTAGCCGAGCTAAATACAACTTCTCGTACAGGTAATAGCGGTGTTGTTCAAACTGGCGTTGCAGTTACTCTAGGCAGCGGTACGTTTACAGTGACATACTCCAATTGTAAAGTTGGTGAGTACATTCCTAAGATTACATTTGGCAACGCTGGTGGCAACAGTGATGCGACAGATGCAACTTTGGTGGAAATCGCTGGTGCGACAGGTGTTGCTCAGGTGTACTCCGTCACAGGTAACGCACTGACTATTAGTGGCACTACGGCAGGCTCCCCAGTCTCTGGACAGTTGCTGATCCCACCTGCTACTACGAATCCTAAAGGTGCAACCACACAGACGATTGCTTTGACACTAGGTAGTGGTACGTTCAGTAAAACAGCAGACCTACCTCCCGGCAATTACGCGGCAGGCATTCTCACCTTTACAACATCTGCGGGCAAGAGCTTCCCACAACCCGGCACTGTTCCTGTATCAATTATTGGTATTAGTGGGTCTCCTCAAGCACCGCCAGTTTCTGGCTCAGGTGAGCCTCCAGTGGACCCTCCCTCAGATACTCAAGCACCTGCTCTACCAAACGCCCTCGTAATCGGAAACATCACTTCGAGCGGCTTTACTCCGTCGTGGCAAGCTGCTTCGGATAATACCGCAGTTACAGGGTATGACGTTTCTGTCGATACGGGCACACCAAGCTTTGTGAATGTGGGTAATGTCCTCACTATCCCGGTCACAGGTAAGCTCTCTTCGACAACGTACACAGTAAGAGTTCGTGCGTACGATGCTGCGGGTAATAAGTCGAACGTAGTGACAGCTTCTGCTACGACAGCAGCCCCAGCAGGTGATACACAAGACCCTGTAATGTCTGGCAGCGTCACTATCAGTGCTGTCTCGCTGAATAGCTTCTCAGCCTCGTGGCAAGCAGGCTCTGATAACGTGGGTGTAGTGAGCTATGAGATTAGTGTGGACACAGGTACGCCTAGCTACACGAACATCGGCAACACGCTCAACTACGCAGCAACTGGCCTAGCTCCTACAACAGCCTACACTGTGCGGGTGCGTGCCGTTGACGCTGTCGGCAGGAAGTCTGCGCCGATTCTTGGCACTGCCACTACGCAAACTCCTGTGCAGCTTGACACAGAGAACCCAGTCATTCCGGGTGCGCTTGTAATTACGAACATTACACCAACAGGTTGCACAGTTGGCTGGCAGGCGGGTACGGACAACTTGGGCATTGCAGGGTACGAGGTTAGTGTTGATACAGGCACACCAAGTTACTCTCAAGCTGGAATGTCTTTGAGCAAGGTGGTAGCTGGCCTTCTGCCGCAGACGACTTATACCTTGCGTGTCAGGGCATTTGATGCGGCGAATAACAGAAGCGCACCACTCACGGCTACGTTTACTACTGATGCTCAACAGGTTGGAGTGCTGGTTCCTGTCATCTACAAGCAAGCTAATGGAGTCCCAACGCAGGTACTTCTCGCACTCCCAACAAGCGCCTGCACTCTAAGCTACTTGGCTAATGGATCGCAAGAACTCGTACTGTTCAATAGGGGTAATGCGGATGTGGTTGTAACGTTGAGAGGGGACGCTGCGGGGGTTATCAACGTCAAAGGTGCCATTACAAAAACACTTGATCTTTCTACAGGTTTGCCTATCACAGTGCCAGCGGGGAAGTTTGCAACGTTGAGACTTGACGCCGCTGCTGCCTACCTTAAAGGTAACGTAACTGTTGCAGCCGCTACTGGGGGGGTTGTCTTTGCAGGTGTACTGCAATAAAATTGGAGAGTGCTTGCAATACAGCACTCACTATTTCCTTGACAAAACAGTGCCCTTGTGATATAATTCTATTTAATTGAGGAACGCATGACAGGCTTTGTATTTGATATCAAAGCGTTTGAGAATGCAGCCCTACTCGAAATGAATAAAGCCCTCTGTAGAGATGCAGAGGAGCTTTTCTCTGAGGTAGTTGTAGAGTCCCCCGACCCTCCCGGCGTAGGCGGCTTTGCCAAGGGTCTGCTGAAGAATAGCTGGTACATCGATGCAGCAGGTGACACTGACAATACAGTTGGCACCACTCCAAACACCACAGGGGCCGATAGCCTCTCTCGCATCAAAGCAGTACTCACCACTCTTCCGTTTTATGGTAGGGATGGTGCTGTGTCGCTTACTAATTCACTTGAATACGCCTACAGAGCCGAAGCCATTGGGTGGCCAGCCGGCGAGGGCACCAACGGATTTGTTTGGTCAGGTCGTGTCGGACCCTACGCCATGGTGCAGACAGCTATAACTAACTTTAAGGCTAAGCACCTATGAGCATTATAACAGCGCGCGCGACAATCACTAAGGCTTTGGCGTCTTGGGCAGCGAGCAAGAGCCTGCCACTCTCACGGGAACAGCAAGCTTTCACGAAGCCTGCCAACAACGGCACCTACTTGGAACTCAACATCATTCCAGCTAAAACAATCTTAGCATCCATAGACGGAGAGCGCAAGCGTTATCTTGGCACCGTTATCATCAACATTTGGACTAAGGATAATCAAGGCACTGGCGAAGCTGAGAAGCTTGCTGAAGAGCTTGCTAATTTGTTCTCTGTAGTGCCTAAGAAGCAGATGCCTGTCAGTGTTGAAGAAGTACCTCACACGAGCAAGCCTGTTCCTGACGGTTCTGGTTACTCGATCATGAGTGTGAAGTTCCCCTACCGTCTAGAGGTTTAAATGGCAACAGTCCCAGTAGTAGCAAAAAGTGCTTCCTCCGCAGTTCCCCTCAACTCTATGCCTATAGCCACATCTGGAGACACCCTCCAATACACGAGGAACAAGGGCCAAGAACTCTGGCTGTTTAACACGAGTAGTAGTGCTGTTACGGTGACTATCGACGGTAATGCAGGGGTTGCAGTGCTCGTCCCCGGTACAGCAGGTACAACAGTCGATGTAACAGCGGGCTTACCAATTTCCATCCCCGCCGAAGCGTTCGTGTACCTCCCGTTGGATCGTGCAGAGGCATTTTTGCAGGGGGTGGTTTTCATCTCCGCATCCACAGGTTCGGTTGTCCGAGCGGTAGTAACCACACTTTAATTCTATAGAAAGAAATACACATGGCATCCCAAGCATTTTCGAGCGCAGGCTCTAAGTTCTACCTGTCGGCTGGCGTTCCAGCAACCATCACAGAGTCGGGCTTCTCGGCACTGACGTATACAGTGGTGAAGGAAGTTACCGAAGTTGGTACCATCGGTCCAGAGAGCGCCGTTATTCAACACGTCCCTCTGGATGAGAACACCACGTACAAACTGAAGGGTGTTCGTAATAACGGCACACTAAGTCTGAAAGGCGGACGCGTCCCGAGTGACCCCGGCCAGACTCTACTTATCGCTGCGGAGGCATCGAATGCTCCTTACTCGATGAAAATTGAACTGCAAGATGGTTCGATGATCTACGCTCAGTGCCTCGTCACTTCGTACAAAACCAACATTGGTAGTGCTGGTCAGATTACCGGCTTTGAGTCGAACGTTGAAATCTCGGGTGACGTTATCGACGTTGCTGCTGACTAATTAACTAGCTGTACAACGGGTGAGCAGGCTCCATACCTGCCACCTGTCATTCTTCTTATCAGAGCTTGAATAATCAGGCCGATATCTTAATCTACCAAGGAATCATAATATGTCGTTTAACATTGCAGGTAAGAGCCTCACCCTCCAAGAAACCACCATCCTCCATCTAGTCAACCCCGCCGATGGTTCGTACATGTACGCAGACGAGGATGAGACGAAGCCGCTGACGATTGAACTGTTTGGTCGTGCAAGCCGTGTCCACCGCAATTGGTTGTCGGGCGAGCTTAAGAAAAATAGCGCAAACCAGAAGGCCAAGACTAAGAATGCGGATGAACTTCTGGCAGAGAATGCTAAGTTCTTCGCTACGATGACTAAAGCTATTAGTAACTTTGACCTTGACGGCCTTGTTCTGGATAACAAAGAGGCATTTGCTACTCTGTATGCCGATCAGCGAGTAATGTGGATCAATGAACAAGTCGCTGAAGTGTTGGGAGACACCCAAGCTTTTTTGGCGAAATAATCGATAACGCCTGCTTATATGCTCGGTGCCTTGGGTGGCTTGACTGCACGCCGGAGAAGCAAGAGACATCACGTAGGCGAACATTCACGGAAGGAAGCCCATTTTTGGAGCTTCCTTTTTTGCATGATGTAGAGCAAACATTAGTAGGATACTGGATCGAAGCTGGACAAGTAACACATACTGCAAACGGCCCAACAGCAATTACTTGGGGAGAGGTGTGTGCATGGGCCGACAAGTTTCACTCCGAGCAGTATGTAGAATGGGTAGAACACCCTCGCCCTCTGCGATCTGATGGCCTACCGGACGAACGCTTCAAAGAAATTAGAACACCCCTCTTAGCCACGCAATGCACTCTCCCTGATTGGGTGCTCCAAGCTATCAAGAGGATGAGTCAAGAATACGTAGGTGAGTTCTTTAACAACTCCCCAAGCGCTCCGTGCCCTAAAGAAGTCATTATAGATGAACTTACAGAAGACGACAAGCTCGCAAATGCCAAAGCGTTTAAGTCATCGTTTATGTCAATGTTTGGCAAGAAAACTCCTGCTGTAGAAGCAGTCCCTAAATAATACATAAGGAGCAATACTTGAATATTACATCATTGACTGTGCGCGTGGTGAGCGAGGGTATCCGCGAGGCTAGCAACGCACTCGGCGGACTCTCCACGTCCGCCGCTAACGCAACACGCCGTATCGAGAACCTTACCATAGCAACTACCAAGTTGCAACAGGCAAGCCTCCTCTCAGCAACCGCTGCACAGAACCTCGTCAGCAAGCTCCAGCAGCAAGCGCAACTCATGGCTTCGTTTCGCACGAACACAGCAGCCTCGGCAGCTTCCGTGCAGGCTCTTGCCTCCGCTACAGCACTCCTCGCAGCAGCTATGGCAACGTTGGCTGCACAGCAATCGGCCGCAGACCGTACGCAACGCCGCCATAACGAAGGCATGCGCGAAGCTCATGGTCTTGCTCGTGGCTTGTCTGGCTCGCTAGGTGCCCTCTGGGTAACTTACGGAGCATTCGCAGGTATGGCAGTGGGCCTCGGCATCGGAGCCTCCCTTAAGGCCGTTGTCACGATGGGCAAAGACGTTGAGCACACTCTCGAAGGTATCCGCGTTCGTGGCGTCGAATCTATTGACAGCATCGATAAGATGCGTGTGTCCTTGCTAGAACTCGGCAAAGGTGTCTACGGTCCTCAGCAGGTTGCTAACGCTTTCGAGACACTCATCCTTGCAGGCTTGAACGCTGAGCAGGCTCTGTCGTCTATCACAGCAGCTCTCAACTTGGCAACTGTTGGCGGCACGTCCGTAGAGAAATCCGCCCAAACACTCGTCTCCGTTGGCTCGTCCATCGGCTACGCAGCAGAGGGCTTCTCCCGCATTGGTGACGTGATTTCCAAGACAGCGGCATTGTCCATGTCTTCGGTGGAAACGCTCTCTGAAGCTTTCAAGTCTGCCTCGTCTGTGAGCAAGCTGTATGGTGTGTCCCTCGAAGACATCGCTACAAGCTTGGGTATTCTGTCTAACCTCGGCATTCAGGGTAGCGCAGCAGGTACGGCTCTTAAGAACATGTACAAGGAACTCGCTTCTGAATCTGAGAAGGTTACAAAGACGTTTGCTAAGATGGGCATGTCTAGTGCCTCGCTCCGTGACGCAAGCGGCAACTTCAAGCCTCTCATTGCTATGGTGTCTGAGCTTGATAAAGGCTTGTCCACACTGAGTGCTAAAGAAGAGAAAGACGCTATTGCCCGCCTGAGTAACGAACGTGGTATGCGACTGATGGTGCAAGCTCTGGACGTGTATCGCCAGAAGACGGCAGATGGTACAAGTGCTCTTGAGAAGTTCCGCGAACAAGCTGGAGACTCCTACGGCTTCGCTGCCAAGGGTGCTATCCAGATGGCTATGACAGCCAAGAGCCAAATTGATTCGATGATGAACACACTGAAAACAGTGTTTGTCGAAACGTTCAAATCTGTTGAGCCACAAGTCATTATGTTCTCGCGCAGCATGCGTGAAGCATTCCAGTCGAAAGAATTCAAAGATGCCATCCTAGGCATCGCTGGTGCGTTCTCCAAGATGGCCCTTGCCATTGCTGAGAATATCGGCACTGTTACTAAGCTCGTAGCTGCCTTTGTAGCCTTCAAGGGCGCGATGATGATTGGTGGCATTGTAACTGCACTTGCAGGTGCTGTTGAAACACTCACTGTGGCCATTGCAGCTTTGCGCGCAGGTTCTATTGCAGCAGCCATGTCTATTCCCGGCCTGAATGTTGTGCTAGGTTTGGCAGCACTTGCTTGGGGTGCTTACGAAATGGCTAAGAAGAAAGCCACTGCTGAAACTGAATCGAAGGTTGCTAAGTCTTATAGCACCGATTTGATTGAGAAGATGCAGCAGGAGACGGCTGAAACTGTAAAGCAAACTGAACTCATTAAGAAAAAGATGAGTGCGCAGGAAGCGGCTGAGAAAGTTAATCGTGACACTGCTGCGGACAAGATGCTGGCGAATTACCAGTCGGCTATCGACGTTGCTCAGAAGAAGGCAGACGCTGCAAAGTTCCGCAATTTCGCTGCTTACAAAGAAGCGATGGCAGTTGTGGACTTGAATAAAGCTGCAATGAAGTCGGAGAAGGAACGCTACGAATTGGCTGAGAAAGCTTTCGTAGCTGCTAACAAAGCCAAAGCCGTAGCCATTGAAGCTAACTCCAAGAATGTGCCGGGTCGTCCTGATGCAACTAATACGCTCGGCGGCGATCCTTCTAAAGCACAAGTTAACGACGCATACGCAGCAGCTATCGCAACACAAGACGCTGAAATCCGCAAAGCACGTCGTGCAATGTCCTACTTTGAAGAGCAAGAGAATCTGAAGTTTAAAGCCGCAGAGATTAGCAAGCTTCAGATGATTGAAGAAATTGGCGCCAAGCAGGTGACGGAATACGGCAAGATTCAAGTCGCAATTCAAGCTAAGATCGACGCTGCACGCGGCAAGAAGGACAAGTCTGAAACGGCTCGTTATGTTGGCGAGCAAGAGCAAGCTTCTGAAGACTTTGAAAATAAGAAGCTTACCAATGCAGCAGCAACACAGTTGGCACTCCAAAAAGCTACAGAGGATTACACACGTTTCCGCATTGAACAACTTGAAAAGGAAGGTACGTATTCCACAGCAGCCAATCTCCGTTATCAGTTGGAGACTAAAGCAGCCTTCAAAGAAGCCGAACTCGCCGCTAAGAAATACGGCGATGTCTACCCAATCCTGAACCAGCGTGTCGAAGCTTTCAAGCTGCTGCAAAAGCAGGCTATGAAGGATGCTCTGAACAAGGAAGCTGTGAAGGAATTCACAGACGCGGCAGACGCCACTAGGAACTCACTCAAGGGCATCCAGACAGCGTCTGCAGGGCAAGGCATTGGCGGTATGTTCAAGGCTGCTATGGCTGCTACAGAGGCTTACAAGGCATCTCTTCCAGACCTTCAAGCCAAGCTTAAACTCATCACCAACCCTGCGGACAAGAACGAGGCTGAAGCCAAGCTGATTAACAACGCTGAGAACCTTCGCAAGATGTGGGTGGGTGTTGGTGAATCGATTGGCAACTCTCTTGAGAGCGCCTTTGGTCGTGGCGGTGACGCTATGGGCAAGCTTATCAAAGTGGGTGTGGACTATAGTAAGTTGGAGAATAAATCCGGCGAAGCCCGCATCAAAGCCTACGGCGATGCAGCCGGAGCCGCAAAGGGTTTCTTCAAAGAAGGCTCTAGCGGCTACAAGCTGATGGAAAACGCTGAGAAAGCATTCCGTCTGATTGAGCTTGCAGGTATGGCTAAATCGCTCGCCATGAATATGGGCAACGCAGCCGCTACAGCAGCAGCTTGGGTGCCAGCAGTGTACGCATCCTTCATGGCAGCACTTGGGCCTTGGGGAGCAGCAGCGGCAGGTGTGGCCCTTGCAGCAGCGGGCATCCCAGCTATGAGTGGGGGCGGTGGCTCTGACGTAGATTTCAAAGAGCGCCAGAAGACGCAAGGCACTGGAAGCCTTCTGGGCAGCGATGCCAAGAGTGAATCCATCGCCAAGAGCCTTGAACACCTTGAGAAGAACTCTGGCTTGGGCCTCTACCACTCCTCTGAGATGGTGAAGTCGTTGAAAGCTATCCAAAGCAGCATGGGGAACCTAGCAGCTTTGGTTATGCAGACTACGGACATGAGTGGAAAAACTTTAGAGACGGACAGTGGCTCTGCATCGAAGTTCGCAAGCAAGCTTATGACGTTCGATCCGCTGTCGAAACTGCTGGATAAAATCACTGGAGGTTGGATTGGTAAAACCGCTGGTAAGATTGCCAATTCCATCTTTGGTGGCAAAGTAAGCAATCAAGATGTGGGCTTTACACTGGGCAGCAACACCACTGTCGGCGGTGCTATGTCAGGGAATGTCAATGCTTCCACCTATGCTGACATGAAAAAAGATGGTGGTTGGTTTAGCCGTGACAAATACTACACTGACCTGACATCTGTTGGCTCTGAAGCAAACAGCCAATTCGCTAAAACAATATCGTCGTTTGGGGAACTGCTGCTCGGTGCTAACAAGGTGCTGAAGATAAACTCCGAAGCATTTGCATCCGAACTAGCCAACTTCAATATCGACATCGGCAAAATTAGCTTCAAAGATATGACTGGCGAGGAAATCGAGAAAGAGCTTCAATCTGTATTCTCGAAGCTCGGTGACGATATGGCTAAGTGGGCATTCGCTGGCCTTGTTCCTTTCCAGAAGGTTGGCGAAGGGATGCTGGAAACAATCTCCCGTGTCACTAACAATCTGATTCAAGTGAAAGATGTATTTGCTGTCCTTGACAAGCAATTTTATCTCACAGGTGTTGCAGCAGTGGGCGTCAGTGAGAGCTTGATTGATATGGCTGGTGGAATTGACAAGCTCACAGAAGGCACTAAGTATTACGTTGACAATTTCTTGACGCAAGCTGAGCGCATGGCACCAATCACGAAATCTGTGAAAGAGCGCCTTGCAGAACTCAATATCGGCAACCTCACAACAATTGAACTGTACAAGCAAAAGATTCAGAGCCTCAACCTG